ATGGTGTCGGTTCAGATAGATCTAACCAATACTTCAGAATCTTCAGAGTAGACGACATTATGGTGTAAGCCAGAGTTTAACACTCAACTTAAAGGGGAGCTTCGGTTCCCCTTTTCTTTTTGTATAAATACTATTATGGCAACATTAACTACAAACAAAAACTTTTTGAGCCCAGTCGGGTTTCAATTTAAAATAGACACATTATATCCTAACCTGGAATACTTTGCTGTAGGTGGTACATTACCTTCGCTCAATTTAAGTCCAATTGAAACACCATATCGTGGAGTCAATTTATCCTTTACTGGTGATAGATTAACCTTTGATGATTTAGCACTGAGAGTCAATATTACAGAAGATATGGAAACATATACCGAAACCTTTGATTGGATGCATAATTTGGCTCAAGCAAAGAATGCTGAGGATTTTAAAGTCGACGCAACACTATTAATACTTTCATCACATAATAATGTTACAAAGGAAATAAAATTTAATGGAGTATTTCCAACAAGTATGAGTGCTGTTGAATTTGATGCACAATCAGATACTGTTGAATATGCTCAACTGGATGTAACCTTCTCATATACCAATTTTGAATTTGTATAAATAAGTTTACAAATGCCACGAAATGTGGTATAATATACATTATGAATAATTTAGAATCAATAATTGAAATGTGGAAAAAGGATAGTGTTATAGATGAAATGGATCTAGGGAACGCTTCCAGAGAATCCGCCAAACTACACTCCAAATACCTAGAATTATATTCAGTCAATAAACTTCGTTTAAAGAAGCTTGAACTTGAATTTAAAGTACTTTTGCGTGATAAATTTAATCACTATAATGGTAAACTATCTCAGCAAGAATTAGATACAAAAGGCTGGGACTATGATCCTTTAAATGGTCTGACTGTATTAAAAGGTGATATGGATAAATATTACGATGCAGATCCTATTATACAGGAACATCAATCCAAAATAGCTTATACTCAGGAAATGGTTGATACATTAAAAGAGATTATGGATAATATTAAATGGAGACATCAATCAGTAAAAAATGCAATTGAATGGCATAAATTTGTATCAGGTGCGTAATAAGATGTTTATTTGTATAAATAATATAAACAGAAAAGGTAATGCGACAACACTACCTTTCCCTAAACACAATTAAATTTAAGAGGAATTTAACCATGTCTAAAAGTATTTATACACCATCAGAACAATTTTGTAATGAACACTATTATCCTATTTCACATGAATCAGCACCTACTAATGCGATACTTTCAGGTTGGGGAGTTGGTGGATATATTTCTGATGAGTATTATAAAATACAATCAGAACAAAGAATAGGTAAGGGGAATCCATTTTACGGAAAATCACATACAACTAAATCAAAAAATAAAATGAGAAATCATGGTTATAAAAATCATAAGGCTGTATTATTAAATGGTATTACATATAAATCATGTAAAGAAGCTGCAACGGCTAATAATGTAAGTAAGAGTTGTATCTCAAAATATATCAATAATGGAAAAGCCAAGTTAGTGTAATGGAATCCCTTATTATCTCTAAACAAAACGAAAGCTTTCTACACATAGAATGTGAAAGGTCAGTTGAACAAGAGCTATCAGAACACTTCTGTTTCTTTGTTCCTGGTTATCGTTTTATGCCTGCATATCGCAATCGTATGTGGGATGGTAAGATTCGTTTGTTTGATCAGAGAAAAAAGACACTATATACAGGTTTATACAAATATTTAAAAGAGTTTTGCGAAACTCGTGGTTATACTATAGTAGCTGATAATAAAAATGGTAACCCAGATCCTTATGAACAATACGATAGAATAATAACCGACTGGCCACTTACGGCTGGTGGTAAAGAAATTACTCCTAGAGATTACCAATTAGACGCTTTACAGCATGCATTAGAACATAAAAAAAGTTTATTACTATCTCCTACCGCATCAGGCAAATCACTTATTATATACCTAGCCATTCGAACATTCCTTGAAGCACATGACTTAAATGTTTTATTAATAGTACCAACCACATCATTAGTTGAACAAATGTATGCTGACTTTGGTGATTATTCACAGACTGATGAATGGAATCATGAAGAGGAATGCCATAGGATTTATTCTGGTAGAGAAAAATATAATATAGACAAAAGAATTATTATAACAACCTGGCAATCAATATACAAAGAAAGGCTTCCATGGTTTGAGGATTTTGGTATGGTAGTGGGAGACGAAGCCCATAACTTTAAAGCTAAATCACTTACAGCTATATTAGAAAAATGTGTTAATGCTGAATATCGAATAGGTACCACAGGAACATTAGATGGGACCCAAACACACCAATTAGTATTGGAAGGCTTATTTGGTCCAGTACATCAAGTGACAACAACAAAGAAATTAATAGATGAACAATCACTGAGTGAGTTAGATATTAATGTTTTAATATTAAAGTATAGTGATGAGATATGTAAAGCCATGACTAAGACTACATATCAGCAAGAATTAGATTTTATTGTACAGTATGATCCAAGGAATAATTTTATTGCCAATCTGGCTTTAGATCAATCAGGTAATACATTAGTGTTATTCAATTATGTTGAGAAACATGGTAAACCATTACATTCATTATTACAAACCAAAATAAAAGAAAATCGAAAACTTTTTTACGTATCAGGAGAAACAGATGTTGACACAAGAGAATCAGTCCGTGAGATTACCGAGAAAGAGAAAGACGCAATTATCGTTGCAAGTCTTGGGACTTTTTCTACTGGTATTAACATTAGGAATTTACACAATATCATCTTTGCTTCACCAAGTAAGTCGCAAATTAGGGTATTACAAAGTATCGGAAGAGGATTAAGGAAGAGTGAAGATGGCCGTGGTACTAAACTATATGATATAGCAGATGATCTACATTGGAAGAGTAAGAAAAACTATACCCTTCAGCATGCTGCTGAAAGAATTAAAATATATTCCAAGGAAAAATTCACATACAAACTATACGATATAAATATATAATATGGATAACTTAAATATAAGACAATTTAAACTATTAAATAATGATGATATAATTGCTGTTCTGAATACTAAGAATGATGATAATTATATAATAGAGCGACCAGTGGTATTAATACCTAATATACTAGGAAATATGCAATTTGAGCATTGGTTTCCCTTATCATCACAAAAGGTATTTAAGTTATATAAAACTCGAGTATTACAGCATGTTCCAGTGGATGAATATATACATGAGACCTATATTAACTTTGTTCTCAATACAAAGAGACCACAGTACAAGCTTCAATCATTGACAGAAGCAGCAGAAGAATACCTGAAGTTAAAGAATGAGTATATGGAAGAGGATACCAATATTGTACCCATTAAGGAAACAATACATTAGTATACCTCTGGCCCCTGCCAATACTATATTATTATACCATACTTTTGGGGATTTGTAAACACGCTAATGTAAAATATTTTTGTTTACATAGCAGTAAAAATGTAGTATAATATAACATTATGGAGAAAAAATAAAAATGTCAGCAAAAGCAAAAGCTAAACCACATTATGTGAACAACCGAGACTTTTCAGAAGCAGTAATGGATTATGCCATATCGGCTAGAAAGGCTAAATTAAAGGATAAGCAAGTTCCTGTTGTTACTGATTATATTGCTCAATGCTTTATTCGTATCGCAGAGGGACTGTCACATCGTCCTAACTTTGTTCGATATACCTATAGAGAAGAAATGGTAATGGATGCAGTTGAAAATTGTCTTAGAGCAATTAATAACTATAACATTGAAACAGCAACACGTACAGGTAAGCCTAATGCTTTTAGTTACTTTACTCAAATTTGTTATTTCGCTTTTATTAGAAGGATCACAAAAGAGAAGAAGCAACAGGACATTAAATTTAAATTCATAGAAAAAATGGGTATTGAAGACTTTGTTTCAATGGGTATGGATAATGACACGGCGAATGAAACCATGGCCTATGTCGATACACTCAGACAAAGAATTAGTACTGTAAGGCAAAAAGATACAGCAATTAAAGAATTTGCAAAACAAGAAAAGCAAAAAGAAAAGAATGCTAAGAAACTGGAGTTATTCATGTCATGAAAAAATTAAGTGAGAAACAAAGAAGGCATCATGTTCGCCGAATGAAGAATAGGATACCAAAAGAAGCAAAAAGAAAAGTCAAAAGAGCAATGTTGACTCGCCATCTATTAAAGGTTAAAGTATCATCAAATAGGATCGCAAAAATACAAAGACGTATGATGAAATTAGCTAAATTAAAATATGGCACACAAGGTCAAGCCCTATGAAAGTAGCCATATTAAATGATACACACTGCGGCGTCAGAAATAGTAGTGATATTTTTTTACAGTATCAGGAACGCTTTTATGAGGAAATATTCTTTCCTTACTTAAAAGAACATAACATTAAAAATATACTTCACTTAGGAGATTATTATGAACATAGAAAATTTGTCAACTTTAAAGCGCTTAATGCTAATCGTAAGCATTTTCTTGAGCCTCTGCGCGATTCCGGTATTACTATGGATATCATTCCCGGAAATCATGATGTCTATTTTAAAAACACAAATGAATTGTGTAGCCTCAAAGAATTGCTTGGCTATTTTACCAGTAATGTAAATATCGTTATGAAGCCAACAGTGCTTGATTATGACGGTCTTGGTGTTGCTGTGGTTCCATGGATTAATAATCAAAATTATAATGAATATATGAATTGGATTGCTCAATGTAAGGCTCCGATACTTGGAGCTCACTTAGAGTTAAAAGGTTTTGAAATGATGGCAGGTATTCCTAACCCTCACGGCATGGATCCATCCGATGCTTTTTCAAGGTTTGAAATGGTATTATCTGGTCACTTCCATACAAAATCAAGTAGAGATAATATTCACTATCTAGGATGTCAGATGGAATTTACTTGGGCTGATGTAGATGATCCTAAGTATTTCCATGTATTGGACACAGAAACTAGAGAGATTACACCAGTCAGAAATCCTATCACTATGTTTAAAAAGGTAATATATGATGATACGACTACTGATTATAGCAAAGTAGATGTAAAACAATTTGAACGCAAGTTCATTAAGTTAATTGTTATAAATAAAAATGACCTTTATATGTTTGATCAATTTGTCGATCGACTACAAAGTATCGAAACTTATGAGCTAAAGATTGCAGAATCTTTTGAAGAGTATTTGGGAGAAAGCGTCGAGGACGAGAAAATATCCCTGGAAGATACTACGACCCTTCTAGACTCATATGTTGATGCTGTCGATACTGACTTAGATAAAGATCATCTAAAGGTTGAATTGAGAAAACTATATACTGAAGCACAGAACCTAGAGGTAGTATGATACATTTTAAATCATGTACGTGGCAGAACTTTCTGTCCACTGGAAATGACCCTATTACAATTCAATTGGATAGGACCCCTTCAACACTTATTGTCGGACAGAATGGAGCTGGCAAATCAACATTACTAGATGCATTATCATTTGGTCTCTTTGGTAAACCACATAGAGATATTGGTAAGATGCAATTAGTTAATTCTATTAATAACAAACGAACAGTCGTTGAGGTAGAATTTACTGTTGGTAACCAAGAGTTTAAAATTGTTCGTGGTATTAAACCAAATAGATTTGAAATATGGCAGAATGGTAATATGACCAATCAAGCATCGAATATGCGTGATTATCAAAAGTTCCTTGAAACCAATATTTTAAAACTGAATCATAAAAGTTTCCACCAGGTAGTTGTATTAGGGAGTAGTTCTTTTATTCCATTTATGCAATTACCAGCGTGGTCCAGAAGAGCAGTCATAGAAGATTTATTGGATATTAATATCTTCTCTAAAATGAATACGTTATTAAAAGAGCGTAATGCAAAAATTAAAGAACAATTAACTGATATTAACCATCAGATTGATATATTCAATACAAAAATTGATTCACAGTCCAAATACATTAAAAATTTAGAAGCACTTAATCAAGATCAAATTGATGGTAAGAGAGAATCAATACAAACACATAAAGATGATATTGATAAAATCTTTAAGGAGTCAAAGCAATTAGGGAAAAACCTAACCGTATTATTATCCGAAGAGGAAAAAGGCCATAAGCAATATTTAGAAAAGACCTCTGAATTTAAATCATTGGATAATGAGCTAAATAATAAAATTAAATCACTAGTACATGATGCTCGATTCTATGAAGAAAATGACCAGTGTCCATCATGTGAGCAAGATATAACACAGGAAATAAAAGATGATAAGATATCTACAATTAAAGTTCATGCTGCTGAGGTTCAATCTGAAATGGAAACTCTTAGAAAGGAAATTAGTATCGTTGAACAAGAAGGCAAAGAAATCTCAAATAACTTAAATCAGCTTCGTCAGAGACAACAAAAGATTAATTCAAACAACGAAAAGATTGGTCTCTTACAAAAGGAAATTGATAAGGTACAAAAAGAAATTAATACACTTACTTCGCAATCAGGCGACTCTGGTAAAGCTAAAAAAGAGCTTACGAAGCTACGCAAGGGAAAAGAAGCATCTACCGAACAGAAACTAGAGTATGTCGAAGAAAGAACTTATAATGAAGTCATAGGGGAAATGCTTAAGGATACCGGAATTAAAACCAAAGTCATTAAACAATATCTTCCAGTAATGAATAGATTAATTAACAGCTATCTACAAATTTTAGACTTCTTTGTAGCTTTCCATTTGGACGAAAACTTTAATGAAACCATTAGGTCACGCCATCGTGATTCATTTAACTATGCCTCCTTTTCAGAAGGCGAAAAACAAAGAATCGATTTATCGTTGTTGTTTACTTGGAGGCAAATAGCCAAACTCAAGAATAGTGCGGCAACTAATCTGCTGATACTTGATGAAACCTTTGATAGTTCTTTGGATCATGATGGTATCGAAAACTTAACCAAGATTCTAACTACATTAGAAGATGGTACCAATGTCTTTATTATATCACATAAGGGTGAAATACTAGAGAATAAGTTTAGATCTAAAATAGAGTTCTTTAAGCAGAAGAACTTCTCTAAAATCAAATAATGCTGGTATAGCTCAGTAGGTAGAGCAACTGATTTGTAATCAGTAGGTCGTCAGTTCGAATCCGACTACCAGCACCAATTGTTACAACTATGTAACATCTATGTAACAATTGTGTTACTTTTATAAAAAAGTGTTTACAATAGGCTCTAAATAGAGTATAATAGTACCATATTCAATTGATAAGGAATTACATATGAGCAAAACTACACTAGCCAAACTACTAGCAAAAGAAAATATTACTGTCCAGTATGGTAACTATTCTACTGC